CCGATGCACCGAGCCACACATAGCCCCACACGCTCTCCGCGCCCGTTGTGTTGTGGTTGGTCTGGTAGGCGAAGTAGCCACGCACACCGATGGCGGCAATCACACCGAGATACCAAACGGCCTTGTTGAGGTTGATCCCGATGAAGCTGACGGATGCGTCAAGCGTGTTCGCGCCCTGGTCCTCAAGCAGCAGGTACAGGAAGGACGCCACCGCGAGGAGACCACAACCGAACGAGGACGCCAGGTACACATCGCTCATGTAGCCAGTGACAAGCTGGTTCTGGACGAAGTAGATAAAGGCGTTGAGACCCAGGTACACCGTCATGGCGATGTAATAAGGGACTTGGTTTGCTTTTGCTGACATTTGATGCTCCTTGACTTGGGTACTGCTAACTTGGGTCAATGGGTGGAACCGCCACCCTCGGGGAATTTCTTGCCTGTCTTTGCGTCCACTGCGAAACGGTTAACGTCCACCTCGGGCGCAATAAAGTGCTGGTAGTAGTTCGACGCGAGGATGACAATGGCATTAGCCGCATGTTCCGGCTGCTCGTCCATCAGTTCGTGCGCCACCTTGACAGTGCTGCACGTCCCTAACTCATCGGACAGGGCAATGAACAGTGTCATTCCCTTACCATCCTTCCGCACCAGTTCAATTTCTTTCTCCAGCAACTCCTTCGCTGATAGCTTTGCCATGCTCGTCAATCTCCTTTCCACAGCGCTTTTGGCGCAAAAGTTTCCACACACCATGCTCGTCTATCTTCCACAACTCCTTGTGGGCCGCTACCGCACGGTCGTAGGTGCAAGTTGCGTTGTAGTGGGACATGTCCAGGTCGATAGTGTGGCCAAACGACTTCACAAGATACAACGGGGGTGATGGGCAACGCACGTCCTTGCCGTCAACCTGAAGGGTCTTGCCTGCGATCATGGTGCGTTCCTCAAGTCCCAAACAATGGCGTCAACAGTGCCTTGCACAACGAAAGGATCGCTGTTGTCTACCAGGTAGATGAATGCACAACCAGGGTATTCAGCGGTAGCTTCCTGAACAATGGAAACATGCTCCCTGTTGACCCATAAGGGATGGTCTAGCCCAGGTACATTGGGGCCATAGAATTTCACAAGTCTCATTTCCGCCTCCGTGCGGGTTTTGCTTCATGAAACCACTCATAGCAGTAGAATTGCTGGTCCCCATAGAACGCCAGCATGTAACGGGACCACACTTCCACTCTACCGGCTGCATCAAGTTGGCGCAAGCTCATCGCAGATAGACACCCGTTTCGTAAGTGAATATGCTCTCGGGGTAGCGTTCACGATCCCGTCCATCTATGATCGCGTCGTGATTGCCGTAGTACCATTCTTTATTGACATTAAGGGCAAACAATCCTACGTCGCCACCATCTATGTCATCATACCCACCCTCATACCCACGCACCAATACGCGTGCATCTTGCGGCACTTTCTGCAACGCTTCTATCAGTTCACGGACTCTCATCATCACTCGGACTCCTAACTATTAGTGCTGGTAGCACAGGTGCAGGACACTGGCCGGTTTAACCCTCACCCGAAGGGGTGGCGCATGTAAACCCATGCTAGACCGATGTTCTGCCCTGTGCAGACTGTTTGCCTTCCGCGCTCCAACACTTCCATAGAAAGTGCTGCGTCTGGTATAAGCATAACCTATGACGTTCCTTGGTAGGAATTCGTGCCCTTCCTTTTGTACGGGTGGAAAGGGCAAGTATCCCGATGCGCACAGCCGGGTCTGTGTTGCTGTGCTCATTGGTGGGCCAGGTTTCGTCCTAGAACCGTGTCCTGTAGGCGGGCGGCTTTCTTGCCACTACAGTCGGCCCATCATGAGACGCCCTGGCCCGTTGAACTATGCGGCGTCGGCGTCCCTTTCGGTGCCTGGCCACAACACTGCGGGGTTCCTGTTCAGGTAGTCCGTCAGCGCCCTTTCGACGAGGTGCCCAAGCGCCCCTGTGATGATCTTCCCGTTCCCTTGATGCAGCAGGTATGAATGCACCCTGTCATGCACTTCTTCATCGAGTGCTACGTGAATGTACTTGCGCCCTGCCTTTGCTGGATGTGCCATGTGAAACTCCCTTTGTGAATCAAGTCGATGGACGCGTTCACGCAACTTGCTAAACTTGTCCCAGTTCTCACTGATCTCTGCCCTTTCGGGACACTGCCTTACACTGTACCCTGAAGCTGCAATACGTGCAATGTCGATTGCCGCCTTAAGCAGTACCAGTTCTTCGGGCGTCACGTTCAGAATCACTTTCGACCTCCTTCAGCAAGTCATCGAGAACTGCGTCGCCGTCTGTCTCCCCTTTGAACTTTGCGATGAGCGTTGCGATCCGTTCGGTGCCACGCAGCTTCGCCTGTTGGCTCTTGGTCAGTCCCTTGACGATTGTGTTAGCTTCACCCTCACTGATGCCCTTGAGTTCTGCCAACGCACGCACAAGCGGACTATACTTAGGACCACCCTCACCAACCAGGGACCATTCGCCCTCGTCAAACGCATCGAGTAGCGCATCGACCTTGGTGACGGCCTTGTCGCTATCATCGGCGCTGTTTGCCGCACCGAGAATCTTGCCCTTTGCGCCTGCTGCGGCGAATCGTGCATAGAGTTCGTGGTCTGGTGCGACCGAGAAGACCCTTGTATGCCCATTCGTGTAATTGAGTGTATGGGTGAAGCCACCATCGTCATGAATGATGGTCGAGACCTCAACCTTTGCCTGCTTCGTTGCCATTTGCCTGCTCCTTTAGTCTAGCCTGCTCTGCCTGATATTCTGCTTCGAGGGCATCGACGTCAATTGGCGTCGTTAGCTCCATCGGGTCTGAACTCACTACATCACACTTCCCTTCGAGCGCCTTGCGCATTGCATCAGTCTCTTGGGACCTCAACCTGTCCGATATGGTCAGGTATGTTGTTCGCACTCTCCACTTGAACACAAACGACTTCGCCGCAATTGACAGTGGATCGTCCGGTTTGTAGGCCGCAAGACTCTTTTGCAGTCGGCGCAGCCGCGACATCGTGTTACATGCCTGACTGTCCGTTGCGAAGTTGATCGTGATTTGACCGTTGTCCGCAACATACTGTAGAGTTTCGAAGTCAATAGCTATGAAGTGGTCCAAAGGTGTCGGAGTGTTTGGAGTGCCTCTTTTTCCCATCCCGCTCTCCATGTTGGTTAGTGCATGAGTCACAGTGTAGGGGAATGTGGGAGATGGGTCCAATGAGAGTTTTCTATGGATGAGGGGTAGGCGATAGGTTGGTGTAGTAGATTTATTGATTTATTGATTTATCAATTCGGGTCCGGGCGTTTTCCCCTTCTTTTTTTCTTGTGTGAAGAAACAATTTGTTACAACTTTCTCCTTGACAGCTACTACCCTCACATATAATATAAGGTGTATAAGGGGAAGAATTACTTTAAATTAATAAAAAATTCAACAGGGGTAGTACCAGTCGAATATAACCCCGAGGGGCCGGAGCGCCGATTGATAAATCGGTAAATCGGTAAATCTAAAAACCTAATGTAATTTCTGTTTTTTTCGTTTCTCTCCCACTTCTGACACAAAAAAGGGCACCTCACGATGCCCTGTCCTCAAATCTGCCCCGCCTATGGGCCTACGCGCCCGCCCAGCACCATGAGCGCCGTCATCCCTAGCAGGATACCCAATCCGGTAACGGTGCCCATGAAGGAACCGTATCGCCGCCATTCGTCCTTTGTCATCCGGTTCTGTAGCCGCAGTCCCCAAAAGACCACGGACCACACCCCTATGATGAAAGCTATCAAAAGCACCTTTTCCATAGTTGTCCCCTATTCCGGCGTCCTGCGCCGATAGTGGCAAAGCCCGTTGTCGATCAGCGCTTGCGCCATCCTCCCATAGCAGCCTTGCAGCCGCCAGACAAGCCCGGAGTCGATCAAGTCCTGAAACAGGTCAATCGTCCCTTCCTCGTCCAGATCACCCTCTTCCCAGGAGATCATTCTGTCTAGTTGGTTCATCATTCCCACCCTATCCTTTTGCTGATCTCTGGCGTGAAGCCACCAAAGTGGTTAAACAATCTGTCCCGGACATACTGTCCCAGTTCACCCTGCAATCGCTTGTCCCCAATAGGAGCAAAGCGCCACAGACGACAAAGCTCCTCATGGGACATAGCGTCAATTGCAGACTTCTGTTCTTCAGTCATCCCTTTACCTCACTTGACTTCGTGGATCACCACTACATAGCACGCGGGAAAGCGGCGAAGCGCCTCCGCAAGTGCAGTCAGTTCGTCGCTCGCCGTAATGCGGACGGTGAACTCTCCTTTCACTCCAGGCGTCGCAAGATGCACGTCCCATTTCCTTACCGTAGTCATTTCTTCCTCCACCCATACCATGCACTTAAGAGAACAGGCACTACTATCATGCCCAAGGATAACAATATGATCATTTTACAGGCCCTCCCTTTTTGCAATGCTGATCTGAATTCCATCAAAGAACGGTTCCGTTTCGTTGCGTGCGTTGTTCTGCACGTACCATTCGCCCTTGTGCTGATAGACGTTGAATGCGCCGCCGCAAAACTGGTTGGCGAACTGGTTCATCCTCAACTTCGTTGTTACTGTGCGCCATCCAGCGCTATTCAGTGTCACAACGTCTCCTTCCCGCTGTGCGACCTTGGTCCCACGATAGAAAACGGCAATCCCGCGACCAAACGGCTGCACTGTCGTATGTACTCCTCGCACTACTTTGTTCTGTGCCATCACCTTACTCCTTGTCAAAAGGGGACACGACCCTGTGCCGTGTCCACCACACCGATCAGCGCTTTGCCGGCCACTTCTCCAGTAACTCTGACTCTACACTGCCCTGGCGCAAGTGGTAATCCAGTAAAAACCCTGATTCCACATACGCGGCGTTGCACAGGTGCGCAAGCACGACCCAACGTTCGTCTAGCTCCGGCCATCCTTTGTTGGTCTTTTCGCCCATCTTGAACAATGAGTATTGAAGAACATCTTTCATGAAGCGCTGTGCCGACATTTCCCTGAAGAACACTGGCCCCTCCTCCATATGGCGAAAGTCGATGCCGCTCGTCCAGCTAACAGTGTCATCCACACCTGAGACGGCCATGTTGCCTGCCGCTCCCATAGCGTGAATGCACCTGACATCGGCGTCGCTCAATTCTGTGGGCAAGCCCGGATGGCCGTGAATGATGAACACGTCCTTGCCGTGTTCAAGATTCTCTGTCCAGTCGGGAAACTGAATGCCCCTGTTGGTTCCCATCATGTCCAGAATGCGCTCGCCCGACTTGCGCAGCAAGATGCCCCTTTCTATGCCCTTGTCGCGTGCCGTCAAGCGCACGTCCTGCATCGCCTCTTCAATCCCTTTCCACTGCGGTAGTTCAAACATTTAAGACCCCTTGCGCACTGTTCACCTAATCCCCCACACCTCCGGTGTGCGCATGGCGAAGCCATGGGGGAATTCCCGTCACTTGACGCTCTTAATCTTTCCTCCTTCCATCACGACTTCGGCATACCACTTCCTATTGGTGTATGGATCGGGGCCGACCACCACAAACTTGCCATCAGGCTTGTACTCCGGGCCGAACATACTCGTTTCCACATACCGCAGTGGTTGGCCAACCTGTGCCTTTAATTCCTTCTTTGTTGCATACCTTGCGCCCAACATTTCACACCTCCTTTACTCTGCGTCATACTCGCCAAGATACTGGCCGTTGCAGCGCACTATGGCATCAAACCCCTCATGCGATTGGTCGAATGCCCACTTGCGCGCAGCATGCACATCCGCGAATGTTTCCTCGCGCACCTCGTTTCCTGCATCATCCGAATCGAGCGGCTCATACAGGTCCACCTCATACTGGTCCTTGTGCTGCGCATCGAGCGCGAGCAATGCTGCCGTTCCTGCATCCATCTCACACCTCCTTTGGCTACCTAATTCCCCATCACTTTGTGATGCGCATAGGCGCATCGGTCTCGTCAGCGCACGCCTTACGTGCGGACCCTTTCGCAGTGTCTATCTGCGTAGCAGGGTTTCGACCTGTTACTCCGGTAGTGTGAAAGCCAACACCACCAACACCACCCCAAAAAGGATCAACATGTCACAACTCCTCACCAATACCCAGTTCAAACAGTACCTTGTCAACGAAAGGGGCCGAACTGAATTCAACCAGTTTCCAATACGCTTCTTCTCTTGTGATCCAGTACAGCACGCCCCCCAATGCGCACAGCGCCAGTGCTGCCGCCATGCGGTGTCGCAAGGGAATATGTTTCAGGTGCGCACCAATGTGCCGCGCACTGAACCTTACAAGCAATGCATTCATCATAGACCCCTTTGCGCTTTTAGCGCCTAGTGCAGCAGCAGCGCCGCCGCTACAAAGCAATATATCTCCAGCCAAACCACCACACCAATCAGTGTTTTCACCTATTCCCGCATTGCTTGCGCAATGTGCCTCCCTTGCTGTAAACACTTGCCCCTGCAAACAGCATCATGCTGTCTTTGCACCGACTCTTGCGCTCGCATGTTGAGCAAATCCTCCTGCAACATCACCGCAGTTTGTACCCATATAGCAAGCGCAATCATCCATAATGCCCATTTCATACTTCCCCCTTCAAAGAAGCTTGAAGAATTGCGGATTAAACTCGCCCCACTTGTCGGCCCTGGGCCCAATCAATGCCCCTTCGCACTTGTCCAGATCATACTGTGCTATGCAATCCTGCCCAAGCAATTCACTAATGCGCATTGCCTTGTCCTTGTTCCACCTATGCACATGCACAACGTGCGTCAGTTCGTCCCCATTGTGCTGAGGCTCTCTCACCTCATGCCGCAATGCCCTGACGTCCAGCCTGTAAAACACCTTGGCAATCTCTGCCGCAGTGACCATCGGACCATCCTTCCTATCGGCGCCTATATTGAGTAGTGCGTTCATCTCTCACCTCATGTCAAAACAGCGTATTGCCATAGGCCAGGATTGGCCAGAAGAGCGGCGCATACATTGTCCATACCGCTCCATATACCAGTGTCAGTGGGTCCATCTCTCATCTCCTGTGTGCCTTATGTACCCGCATGTACCCGCATGCCTCATTGCATTGCATCGCATACTCTTCCATCGTAGGCAATGCGAAGCGTTTGTGCATCGGTGTTTGCACCTACTCGAAGTGGCACAGTTCATGCCGCCCTGCATGCAATGTGCCTGCCCACGTAGGGAGAAACCCTGCGGCACGAAGGCCGGGTGGGGGCAAATGCGCATGCGCGCATAACGGCTTTGATGGGTTGGGATGGTGTAACACACTCTACAGGTCATGTTGCAGTGCACAACGGTGTCATGGGTTCTCAGGGGCAAACCTTTCATTTTTTCTTTTTTCTGCTATATTTGGGAAACAGTGAGTAGTGTTCTGTCCCCAATTACTGGAGTACACCATGACGCTTCTTCAACGGGTGGCGCAGCTATGCGCCGAAGGTTACAATCGGGATGAGATTGCGCAGGCGCTGATGCTCGACCGGCAGATGATCGACTGGCTCATGGACAGCGATTCGTTCGCAGTGGTGATGGAACAGGTAACGGGACATGCCGCAGGCATGGGGACATAGGTAGCCACCATGAAAGTGATGGAAGACGGGACCGTAGTGTTCGAGAATCCGGCTGATGAGGCCAGTGGCGCACCTGATGGAAGGGTGCCCTGGGAGGTCGCCGCCTGTCATTACTGGGTCAACGTGGGCAACATCGCCGCCACGGCCCGCCGCTACCAGACGACGGTCTACGAGATCAAGAAGCTGATGAGCCAGCCCTGGTGGCAGGAAGAGGTCAACAAGGTCAAGAGTGAGAGCAGGGTCAAGATAGATGCAGGCTTCACAAGGATCGTGGAGAAGAGCATCACCCTGCTGGAGGACCGGCTGGAGAATGGGGAGATCACCAGCATCAAGGAGTTGCCCAACGGGACCAAGGTCATCAAGAGGTCGGCCATCCGGGCGGTGGACATAGCAAAGATCATGGACACAGCCTTCATGAAGAGGCAACTCGTCAGGAACGAGCCGACTGTGGTGGCGGGCGATACGCAGGCCCTCAGTGTGCTGGCGCAGAAGCTCCGTGCACTTGGGCGCAAAGATCCGGCCCTTTTGGATACACCGACCGAAGGGTCGGCATACATAGGCGAAGGTGACAGTTGTGAATAGGATCGAGATAGATGCCTCCCTCGTGGAGGGGTTCGTTGAGGCATTCCTGCTGAATGACTTCGACCAACCCAAGCCGACGCCGCAGTTCCACAGGGACCTGTGGGCCGCACTCTGCACGGATGAGCCTCTGGTCGCCGTAGCTGCGCCTCGGGGTCACGCCAAGTCCACAGCAGGGACCCTCGCCTTCACCCTCGCATCTCTCCTCTTTGGCAGCGATGACTTCGTTCTCCTTGTCTCCGCCACTGAGGGGTTGGCCTCCTCCCACCTTGCCAACATAGCCCGAGTCCTGGACACCAACGAAGACCTTCGGACAGAATTCAGTTGCGAAGTCATCAAGTCCAACGAGACAGAACTGACGGCGCAGATAGGGCAGCGCCAGTTCCACATCGTAGGCAAGGGTGCCCAGCAAGCCGTCCGTGGTCTCATCTGGAACAGCAAGCGCCCCTCTCTCATCATCATCGACGACCTCGAAAATGACGAGGCCGTAATGTCAAAGGAACGCCGTGAAAAACTCCGCGACTGGTTCGACAACGCCCTCATTCCGTGTGGGTCCGATAATCTGCGAGTACGTTTCATGGGGACAATCCTACACCTCGACGCGCTACTTGAACGACTCATCACAGACACTGAGGGCGGATGGAAGGGTTATCGCTTTAAGGCGCACAGGTCTTTCGATGACTTCTCCGAACTGCTGTGGCCTGAGAAGTGGCCTGAGACCCGCCTACGGAGGGAGCGACAACGCTACATCGCCGCTGGTAATGCCTCGGGTTACTCTCAGGAGTACCTATCGCAACCTGTGGCCGAAGCCGACGCTTATTTCAAGCGCCCCGACTTCCGTGCAATGACGCAGAGCGACCACCTTCAGCCCAAGATGATGTATGCGGCGATCGACTTCGCTCTCGGGCGCGACGACAAGGGTGACAACACAGCCATCGTCATCTGTGGCATGGATGCGCAAGGTATCCTCCACGTCGTCGATATGTATGCAGAGCGGTATGATCCGTTGCAGGCGGTAGACAAGATGTTCGAGATCAATGACCTCTACGACATCACTACGTGGGTGGTGGAGGACGATAACATTTCGAAGGCCATCGGCCCCTTCCTCAATGCGGAGATGTTCAAGAGGAACAAGTTCCTCTCCCTCGAAAGGTTGCGCCCGCACAAGGACAAGCAGGCAAGGGCCACTGCCATCCAGGCCCGTATGCGTGCAGGTGGCGTCCACTTCAATGTCGATGCGCCCTGGTACTTCGAACTCTACAACGAGATGATTAACTTCCCCCGAGGCAAGACTGATGACCGCGTTGATGCACTTAGCTGGATCGGCCTCTACCTCGACAAGATGTCTCCTTCGCTCACAAGGGAGGAGTTGGATGAGTTGGCCTGGGAAGAGGAAATGGGCTTAGACAGCTTCGACCAGATGGAGGGGCGGTCAGAGGTAACGGGTTATTGATATGAAAGAAATTAAAGTGACAGGATCATCTCAGTGTATGCTTGTAGATGATGAAGACTTTGAAAAAATGAACCGTTCATGGAACCTGGCTTCTAATGGATACGCCAAGCGTACTAAGCGTGTTGATGGTGTATGTACTACTATGTTTGCTCATAGGGAGTTGTTGGGACTTGTCCGGGGAGACAAACAGCAAGTAGACCATAAAGATCACAACAGATTAAACAACCAGAAAGAAAATTTACGTATATGTACACCGGCACAGAACCAGGCAAACGCTCGTGCCCATAAAGATGGATGTGGTCTTAAAGGAGTTTGTTATGCAAAAGACACAGGAAAGTGGCAAACCTCTATTAAGTATGCCGGGAAACTCCATTATCTTGGGCAATTTGATACCCCAGGAGAGGCACATGAAGTCTATTGTCTTGCCCTTGATATGGTACATGGAGACTTCTCTTTCCATGGATAGTCAATGTGGTCTCTGTGGCCGCGACGTTTCTTCCTGTCAGTGTGACTTTGGGGTATAGCATGGCCACCGTAATCGAGTTCGAACCGCGTGACACCCTGACAGCCCAGCTACAGGATGACCTATGCGAAGTCATCAGAAAGGAGAAGTATGATGACCTTCGTGTCGTACAGGTGGTTGGTGTCCTTGAATTCCTCAAGTGGAACCTGATTAACCGGAGTGAATGATGGACGAGCAGGAAAAAGACGGCAATGAGTGGTTGCCGGTAGACTTCACAACGCACATTCCTCTCGATGAGGAGATGATGCGCTCACCCAACCTTGTTCCCCGCTTCACGGACGAGGAAATGGCGGCGCTCGGCCACATGGTTGTGCAGGACTTCGAAAACGACCGTCAATCCCGCTATGAGTGGGAAGAGCGCATGAAGAACGCCTTGCGCCTCGCCCTCCAGGTCACAGAGAAGAAGACGTTCCCCTGGGAAGGTGCCGCCAATGTCAAGTTCCCGCTAATCACCATCGCGGCGATGCAATACCAGTCTCGTGCTTATCCTGCTCTGGTCAACGGTCCTACCCCTGTGGCTGCTCGTCCTATGGGTTCGATGCCTAAGCTGCGCATGCCTCCGATGCCTCCGCAGAAACCTGGCCAACCTCCTGACCCGCGTGCGCAGGCGATGCAGCAGCAGTTCCAGCAAAAGGCCATGCAGATGAAGATGGCCTACGATCAGCAGATGGACCGGGCGCAAGCCATTGCCGAACACATGTCCTACCAGATTCTCGAAGAAGACGAGATGTGGGAAGAGAACCACGACAAGGCTCTCCTCATCCAGGCCATCCTTGGCTGTGTCTTCAAGAAGACCTACTTCGACCCGATCCGTTGCCACAACGTCAGCGAGTGCGTCAGCCCCCGCGACATCGTTGTTGACTACTTCACCCGCGATATCGAGCATGCCCCTCGACTAACCCAAATCATCTACCTGTCGGCCAACGAATGCTATGAACGAGTCGCCCGAGGAATCTTTACTGAATTCCGCCCTGAAGCGCCTAAGCCTGAGCCTACACTCACCTATTCTACCGACCAGCAACAAAACGAACGGATGGGCCTCGTTCAGCAGCCCAACGATCACGATGCTCCATATGAGTTGCTTGAGCAGCATCGTACACTCGATCTTGACCATGACGGCTACGGAGAACCCTACACTGTCACTGTCCGCTATGACACACGTCAGGTGTTGCGAATAGTGCCGCGCTTCACTAGAAGCGGCGTTACATTTACACCCGCCGGAAAGCTACTAAGAATCGAGCCGATCTGCGCCTTCACCAAGTACCCCTTCATCCCTTCGCCCGATGGGGGCTTCTATGACCTCGGATTCGGTGCATTACTTGGCCCCATCAATGAGACCATTGATAGCGCAATTAATCAACTCCTCGACTCTGGCACGCTTGCGACGGCGGGTGGAGGGTTCGTTGGTCGCGGGTTCAAGAATAAGAAGGGCGAGTATCGCTTCCGACCGGGTGAATGGAAGACTGTGGATAGTACTGGAGACGACTTGCGGAAAAACGTATTTCCTCTCCCAACGCCACAACCGTCTCCTACCCTGTTCCAACTCCTCACTCTTCTGATCGAGTATGGCGAAGCCATTGCTGGCGCAGTAGACATCCTTCAGGGTAAGAACCCTGGCCAGAACACTCCCGCTGAGACCAGCAGGGCCATGGTCGAGCAGGGCATGAAGGTCTTCAATGGCATCTACAAGCGTACCCATCGTGCTCAAACCCAGGAGTTCCGCAAGCTGTACCGGCTCAACACCATCTTCCTCTCTGAGGATATGCCCTACTATGCCAAGGCTGTGTCTCCTGAGTCAAAGCAGGCCGCTGCCCTTTACCGTGGGGGTGGTGTCACAATCCGGTCAGCCGCTGATCCTTTCTACATGTCCGATGCGCAACGCTATAATCAGGCAACTGCACTGTTGCAAGCCGCCCATACTAGCCCCGGATATGACCTCTACCAGGTGAACAAGTACTACCTCCAGGCTCTGAAGGTGCCCAACATCGACATGTTCCTGCCCGATCCGAAGGGACCGTTCGCAGTGCCTCCGATGCCCAACCCCAAGATCGCAGAGGCGCAGATGAAGGCACAGGCAGAGCAGATGAAGGCGCAACTGAACTTCAAGATCAAACTCCTGGAACTGGTGCAAGGCGCAGAGAAGCAGGCCGCAGAGATCAAGCTACTGGAGGCCCAAGTCGTCCAGACACTGGCCGAGGCCAAAGGTGTCGATACCGGCCATCAGATAGCTCTGCTGGAGGCACAGATTGGCGCAGCCAAGAACAAGCAGGAAGGCGTACTGGAGGCCATCAAGATTCTCCAGTCAATGAGTAAGGAGCAGGACAATGGAAGTGAGTCAGGAGGAATGGGTTCTATGGCGGGACCATCCGGTAACGCAGGCGCTATGGGCAATGCTGCAACAGCACCTGAAGGACCTGGAGGCGGCCCATTTGGAGCGGTTCCGACAGCAGGTAGCCCTTTCTGAGGACCCCCTTGACACCAAGGTGAAGGAAGCCAAACTCATAGGCGCGTACGAAGTATATGAGTACCTACTAGGAATGGATGAAGAAGATGTCAATACGTAGACTAAGTGAGTATCAACACAAGCCAAGGCATGTAGATTACCTGGGACTGATCCTGTCGGACTTCGACAATGCCCAGAGTGCCAAAGAGGTTAGACAGAACCTGACGGACCTCTATGCAGACATGCTCACAGAACATGCTTGTGTAAACAGGTATCGTCCCTGGTACTATCACATGTGCCAGTTCTTTCAGAAAATCAAACTAAGGATGTACTAATGTCAACTAACTGGAAGCCATGTGGCAACAAAATCCTCGTTGCAATGGACAAGGTAGAAGAGGTAACGAAGAGCGGCATTGTTCTCCCCGGCCAGAAGACTGAGCGCGATGCAATGGCTCAGATGACAGGCACCCTCGTCGCAGCGGGTTCATGTGCGTGGGCCGACCAGCCTGCTCCCTGGGCAGTCGTCGGTGACAAGGTGAAGTTCGCAAAGTACGCGGGCTACCTTCACGATGAAGGTGATGGCAACCTCTACAGGGTGATGCACGACCTCGACATAGTGATGGTGTTCCCTCAAGGAGGCAATGATGACAACTAAGGTGACAGTTGACGCCCACGCAGGGTGGGACGTTCTCGTAACCACCACAGAGCGCTACCCTGACAGACCCGCCTTTATCAACCAGGTAGTCGTGCAAAAAAACACTGTGCAGGACTTCTACATAACGAAGTATCGCAGCCTTCTTATTGAGGAGCTAGAGCAATGAGTGACGTGATCGAAGAAGGTGGTGAAGAAGGCGGCCTCGACCCTTCTATCCTGGCAGAAGCCCAGGAGCAAGGCTGGGTCCCGCAGGACCAGTGGAAGGGCAAGCCCGAGGAGTGGAGTGATGCGGAAACTTTTGTTCGGCGTGGGCGTGAAATTAATCCCATTCTGCGGAAGGCCCTTAAGAAGGAACGTGAAAGGACAGCCGCGCTTGAGGCTGAACTACGCAACACAGGGGCTACCGTTGCGGAGCTACGAGAGTACCTCGCTAAGGTCGAGGAACGTGCAACGGCAAATGCGCTGGCTTCTCTAAAGAAGGCCAAGCGTGATGCCATCGCAGCAGGCGACCACGATGCAGCCGCCGAGTACGACGAACAGATGGATCAGTTGAAGAACTCTGCGTCAGCCGTACCGAAGGTCAAGGCCCCTCCACAAGGCCCTCAGCAGATGCACCCTGAGGTTCGTGCCTGGATGGACGCCAATCCCTGGTACACTGACGGCAACGAGGAGATGGTAGACTATGCCAATGGCGTAGCTGCCAAGCTGATGCAGGCCAGGGCAGGGACCAACTTCACGCCTAATGACATCCTCCCCGAGGTCACGAGAAAGGTCAAGAAGATGTTCCCCAAAGCCTTCGGCGGCGATGAGGCACCGGCACAGATGTTCGAAGCCAGTGGTGGATCAAGCTCTTCCTCTAGTGCGGGCGGCTCCCGTACCCCCGTTGGCAAGAGTGCCTTCGACAAGCTCCCTGCCGAAGCCAAAGCCCAGTTCAAGCGCTTCTACGCAGCAGGCTACTATGTGGACCTGAAGACCAGAAAGCCTCTCGATGAAAAGGCGGCGCAAGCCGAGTACCTCAAGGAGTATGAATAATGTCCAAACCCTTTACCCCGAACCCACCCATCGAACAGATGCCGCGTAGGGATCAGGTGGTAGCTGATCTGTCCCTACAAAAGTCTGCACAGGAAGATGTTACAGAACGTAACAATTCTTCCCTCCCGAGGCGTAGAATGATTGGCGGTGGATCGAAACTTGGTGTAGACTGTAGCAGACTCATAGCTTCGGGCTATCACCCGTACTGGCGCAATGATATGGACGGCAGGGTCCAGGAAGCGCTGGCCAACGGTTATGAGTTCGTCCATCCAGACGAAATCGAGGAAGTGAATCTCCGCATCAGCGCTGAGCCGATGACGGGCGACAAAGTTAGCCGGATTGTTGGCTACACCGACAAGGGCGATCCCATCTACGCCTTCTTGATGAAGATCAAGAAAGAGTGGTTTGAGGAGAATCAAGCCTTCTACCAGAAGCGCAATGACACCATTGATCGAGCCATCAAGACCGGGAACGTAGCTTCGGTGGAGCAGGGCTATTCCCCCAAGGAAGGCATCTCCTACCAGCAAAATCGCTCTCGATAATGGAGTCTTGAAATGGCAAACCCGAACGCCCCACATGGCTTGCAGCCTGTGGCGTATACGAACGGTGCCCCCTGGACCGGCAAGGCGAACCTGTACTACATCGCCTCGTCTGACACGCTCGCCTACTACATTGGCGATATCGTACAAGCCACTAATACTGTGGACGCCAACGGCGTTCCTGGTGTGACCGGCTTTGCTGCGGGCACAGTCTCTTCAAATCTGTTCTTACTTGGTCCTATTGTGGGCGTTCAGGTTGCTCCTATTGGTAGCGGCGCAGGCAACCCACAAGGTCAAAACGTGAACCTGAACGTTATGAGCGTTCCGGCCACGAAGACTTATGCCTACTACGTGTGGGTGGCTGATGACCCGAATCTTGTGTTTGAAATTCAGTGCAACAACACCTCAGCCTTGACTGCTGCAACTACGGTCAACTACAACGTGGCTTTTGTGCAAGCGGCTCCGGCCACCACATACGGGCCGGTCTCGGGCACAGTGGCGCTTAACACGCCAGCAACTACGCAAGGCCTGCCGTTGAAGATTATTGGCTTGCCTCAGCGCGTCAATGTCACGCCGTTCGGTGCATATTGTCCGCTGCTGGTTCGTTTTAACACCCACTTCCTGTCGCAACCGACAGGTGTTACTGGTGTATAAGGCTTCTAATAGGAGATCATCATGGCTGCTATTGGCGGCGTAATCACAACAGGCGCACACCCCAAGGCGCTCTGGCCAGGCATCAAAGCCTGGTGGGGTCGCACCTACGCGGAACACCAGGAAGAATGGCCGCACCTCTTCATGCAAGACACCTCGCATATGAACTACGAGGAGGACGTGCAGGTCATCGGCTTTGGCCCCGCGTCGGTCAAGCCGGAAGGTGCTGGCACGGTCTACACCGCAGAGGTGCAAGGCTTCATCTCGCGCTATGTCCACCTGGCATACTCCCTCGGTTACATCGTGACCCAGGAAGAACTGGAGGACAATCTCTACGAGAAGGTGTCGAAGCGCCGCGCAGCATCGTTGGCGTTCTCGTTCCGCCAGACCAAGGAGAACGTTGCGGCCAACATCTACAACAACGCCTTCTCGTCGTCCTACCCTGGTGGCGATACGGTGTCCCTGCTGAACACGGCTCACCCGAACACCTCGGGCGGCACCTTCAGCAACATGTTGGCGGTCGGCGCAGACCTCTCCGAAGCCTCACTGGAAGACCTCATCATCCAGATCATGGGCGCAACGGACGACGTTGGGAACCTCATCAACATCATGCCGCAGTCCCTCCTGGTCCCGCGCCAGGAATGGTTCAATGCCAACCGGATCATGAAGTCTGTGTTCCAGTCGGGTACGGCCAACAATGACATCAACGTCATCAAAGCCGAAGGCACTATCCCCGGCGGCATCCATGTCAACCACTACTTCACGTCCCCGCACGCATGGTTCATTCGCACAAACTGCCCGGACGGCATGAAGATGTACCAACGGGTTGCCATCACGTTCGAACAGGACAATGACTTCGATACAGGCAATGCGAAGGCTAAGTCTCGTGAACGCTACTCGTTCTTTTGGACTGATCCTCGTGGCCTGTTCGGCTCGAATGGACCGTAAGCATGGCTGCGAAGAAGTGGATTAAAGGTGCTATCAAGCACCCCGGCGCACTACATAAAGAGCTTGGGGTTCCGCAAGGACAGAAAATCCCTGCGTCCAAGCTCGCTAAAGCAGCCTCCAAGGGCGGCAAGATTGGAAAGCGTGCTCGTCTAGCCCAAACCCTGAAGAAGTTGCATAAGTAGTGGAGGTGTGCTGTGAAACAGAAGGTGCCGAAGGTCAAGGGAGCCAAGCCAACGAAGAAGATTGGCAAACCTATGTCCGACAAGGTGAAGAACCCCTCGAAAGCTGTAGGGGTTCCTCGAATGAGAATGGGTCATGCCAAGATGTCTGGCAACCCTATCAAGCCAAAGAAGTAGGAGAACGTCATGCCACTGAAGAAAGGGAAGTCGAAGAAGACCATCTCTTCGAACATCTCCGAATTCCACAAGGGCAAGACGTTCGCCCACACGAAGGCGAAGTTTGGTAAGGCGACCGCAAACAAACAGGCGGTCGCTGTCGCATTAAGCACTGCTCGCAAGAGCAAGGGGAGGGGACGATGAAAGGCCACAAGTCTGCTAGTCCAGATGGAATGCCCTATAAACTGGAGATGCAGAAGAAGGGTATCTCCCTGGGCGACACTGCCTTCAAGACAACCCCCATGAAAGCCAACCCTGTTACGCATACGTCGCCGGGGCTAGGAGGGCGCGATTGTCCGCACCCATTCCTGCACGGTAAGCCCAAAATCTGATAGGAGGCCATCATGGCCGCTGTAGCATCGCAACCCCCGGTACGTACCCCTTCTGGTGGTACGACTGACCAGGTATTCCAGCCGCTCGCAGACTGTGGTAATGGCAACCCTGCCTTCTACCACCAGTTCTTCGATGACTTCGACCAGAACTTCTCGTTCACTACCGGCAACACCTATACCATCACAGGCACGGGCAGTTTTGCCGCCCATAGCGCTGCTGGTGGGGTTGGTCGCATCTCTGCCCTGACAGGCTCCTTTGAACAGATTCAGCTAGTAACCCCGTCATTCAGTCTGAATGTAGCCCCCAAAAAGGTCTTCTTCGAGGTGGGCTTGGTCGGACATTCTACAGTCTCTACAGCCACTACTGTAGCAGGTCTCATCAACACAAACGCCAACTTTACAGGCACCACAATCACTGATGGTGTCTACTTCAAGTGGGTAGGTTCGACTTCGACACTGACGCTCAACAGCGCAATAAGCTCGACAACAACCAGTGTAACTATCGCACCGGCGGCCTACACCATCACCAATGGTACTCCGGTTCAACTGGCTTTTTACATAACCCGCTTAGGCGATATCCTGGCCTATGTGGACACGCAGCTTGTTGGCTTTATCCCTCAGTCCAACATCGGTACTACAGGCAACCCACAGAATGCTGGAGCAGTTGCCCGCATTAGCGCACCCACCATTACGACAGTCTTGTGTACCCCCAGCATAGGTATGGCAACAACCTCTGGCACTACACAAACACTTGATGTAGATTTCATCACAGTAGAACAGGAGCGTTAATCATGGCTCAGGGTATTGACCTCCTGGGCAGTTCGGACATCTACTATCCGAGCCGTGTGCCCAATGAATATGTGGCTGCAACAATAAACTCAGGAACGGGCACGGGGTCAACTACTCTTGTAACAGGCGCGCCTGGATACTACATACAGGAAATCTTTCTCCAGGTGGACCTTACAGCAACCATAGCAAGCGCAGGGATGATCTCCTGTATCTTTTCGGACAGTAGCTACGGACAGTTTTTTGTATTTCGTATCTATCTTCCGTCCTCAGCGGGTACATCAACCATTCCAGTAATCATAAGGCAGACAAACGGCCCTGGCTTCTATTGGTCAAACAAGACGGCCAACTCTGTAGCCAGCGTGGCCCTTAACACAGCCCTGACAGCAGGCTCTATTCGTGTAGGCTGTCGTTATGGCATCACCAACATAGTGGGCTAAATCATGTCAGCTGAATACGCTATTGCAGTACAGACTCTGATTGATGGGCCAAGGAACTCTGTGTTCAAGGTAACAGGAGACCTTACTGCAGCCTACCCGATCACCGATATCATTGTGGCATCGAGTCTTTCAAGTACACATCCTGGTATGAGTGGGTCTTTCCCCCCGACCTTGTTGCGCATAGACAAGATCGAGTATTCCATCACTGATGGAGTGATCTGCCTTTTGTCCTGGGACGCTACTACACCTGTGGCCATAACTGAACTCTATGGCCGGGGGAAAGTAGAAGCCTGGCGCTATGGGGGGCTACAGAATAATGCCGGGGCAGGCGTCACAGGTTCTGTTTCCCTTCAGGTAGTAGCCAGTGGCGCAGCTTTCCCCACTGACGCATCTGTGATGCTCCTGATCCACACGGTCAAATACTCAGCGAGTGCATAATGGCAACTAACAAAAAGGTCGAACCTGCCCGCTTTTTTATGGTAGGCGATAAGGTTCTATGGAAGGGTATCAAGCTCTCTATCACTGAGGTCAGAAAGGATGGAAGCCTAATAGCTGCGTCCAACACCATGCGCGTGCATGTAAGCGGCCCTGACCAGTTAGAGCGGTTCACCGGAAACTGACAGAATCAGGTATCATTGTAGGCTAGTAAAGGTGAGCCGGGGCTATGCCCCGCCTTGCCTTTTTTATTGTCCCAAAGGGGCTTGTATGGGCGCACGCGACTTCTACAAGAAGGGAAGCTGGAATGCAATCTGCTATGTCTGCGGCTTCAAGCGCAAGGCAGAGGAGATGAAGCTCCGGTGGGACGGCGTTTATGTTTGTCACCAGGACTGGGAGATTCGCCAACCGCAGGACTTCGTTCGCGGTGTACCTGATGAGCAGCCCCTGCCGTGGACACAGCCTGAGCCCACGGACACCTTCAACGGCCCCAACTACACGCCGACCGGCAACATCGTGGTCGGCACTCCAACCATCTTCGTCAACTCGGTGGCCCAGGTCTCGGGGACCAACTACACTATCTCCCTGCCCACTGGCGTCATTACTTTCATCACCCAATACTCCGTTGGCGCTCTTATCACATGGAGCGGTCAGTGGCTAGACAACGCTGGCTTCACCA